CTCACGCTGACCTGGGCGTGAGGCGGAATCTACGGAATCTCGGAGGTGGTTGTCCGGGCTCGTCTTTCGGGGCGGGGGCTTAAACCATTCGTGTCTGAGACATCTCCCACGAGGTGAATCTTTCACACCACTGCGATGACGTTGCCGTTGTCGCTTGCGAACACTACGAGCATTCAGGATGTCCCCGAGTGGATGTTCAAATTGGCCCGCGAGAGGCCCGGGATGTATACGATCCGGGTCAACATGCCGAAGACGTGGCACTGTCCTTGTGAGAGTGCTTCAAGTCAGAAGAAGGTGGAGGTGAAATTCAGTGGCGAGGAGTTTGCGAAGCTCGATAAAGTCATCATGAACCAGACGTATGCTGAGAGCAAACCGAAGGTCATGAGTGCAATCGTGTTTCAACATGCTTCTGTGATATGGCCTTCCCACACCCCTGACGACGTCACGATGCGCACACTCGGTGCTTGGGCAATCACCCAGTACCGTGCGAACGGCACGTGGTTCAAATCCGTCTATGAGTGTCTTCCTTTCCTTGCGTTGTGTTGCCACTACACGCAAAAACAGGTTGACCTTGACTTGAACCAGAATGTGGGCGAAACCAGGGTGGCTGCGTGCGGGGTTATCATCTTCGATGACCGCAAACGAATTTTGTGCGGTGTCGAGCCACCTGGTAAACCAAGAGCAGGCATACTCGCCTTGCCATGCGGAAAGAAGGACCCGGGAGAGTCCGACATTGAGACCGCCGTCCGCGAGACGAAAGAAGAAGCCAGGGTCAAGATTGATCCTGAGAAGATACGTTTGTACAAGACGTTTCGCTTCGGGCGGTATGATTGTCGGCTGTTCGCGACCATCAACACAGACACTACAACCTGGGCGTCCCATGACGACAATTTGTTGAGTCTAAAGTTCCGTACGGTAGAAGAGATAAAGGCGTTCGGTGAAGATGGAATCGCTGAGGCGATCAAGCAGTGTTTTGACGGTGACAAATTCGACCCGAAGATTTTTGAAATGACAGGTCCCGTCTTTTTCGTAAACAACACCGCGCCAGAGCAAGAAACGATGGGAGGAAGCAGTTCAGGCACAGAGGGACCACCTCGGAACGATTTGGGGTACGTTGAGCCTGGACACGGCAATGCCGATATACACCCACTCGGCGGGAATGACGCGGACGATTCCGAGATCCGCGCACTACGAGAAGACAGAATTCTTGTGAATGAAGCCGGGGCGGGAGTGATTGGGCAGTCTACAAATCCCACGAACAGCAAGCAGATTGTTGGAGTGTTGTCCTTGCCATTGACGGACGACCCAAATGTGTACGCGAAGGAGGCTGACAACATCGAGTCGGCCATTGACAACCGCATCACGAAGAAACAACGCCCATTCACTGCAACCGTCGAGGACCGCGGCCTGGTCGGCCGCCTGGTTGCAGCGGCACTTGGGAACAACCCGAGGCGTGCTGTGTTCAGTATGCGCAAGGTTGTATCTTGGTGGGAGAAGCATCTGTTGAACGATCTCAGGTCTGGAAAATGGGCCGAGTCACGATTGAGCCAGACAGTGGAGGGACTTTGTCGTCGCATCGACCCTTCATTCAAGCTGTCCTGCGACATCAAGCTCGAACCCATGCCTGAGGGCAAAGCACCACGGATGCTGATCGCAGATGGCGACGAGGGCCAAGTCATGGCTCTCTTGGTCATTTGTTGTATTGAGGACCTCATCAAGCAACATATGCCGAAGAAGACCATCAAGGGGCTGGGCAAGCGCCCGGCTATGGAGCGGCTCGCTGCCGAGTTGCGTGTCCCTGCTTCTGCCTTTTCGAAGACGAAAGGCAAAACATGCGGGCAGCACACAGGCTACAGCAAGCCGGTTCCTCCTGGTGTGTCAGTTTTTGAGGGCGACGGGTCTGCATGGGACACAACATGCAGCGCGAAGTTGCGGGACATCGTGGAGAACCCGGTGATCATGCACGTTGGCTCGATCCTGAAGGTTTTGATGTCAGAGCCCACATCTTGGGTTGACGCGCACTATGACGTGTGCTCACTCGAGAAGTTGGCTATGACATTCAAGAAGAATAATGAGTTCAGGAAGTTGTTGATCGACGCCATTCGTCGCAGTGGACACCGTGGGACCTCACCATTGAATTGGTGGGACAATTTTGTCGGTTGGCATGTCTGCGTCTTCAAGCAACCTGAGATATTCCTCGATCCGGACGTGCGTTACGGCGAGGACCACTCAGGCATTTGGAGATGGTTGGCCAGCGGCTTTGAGGGTGATGACAGCATCCTTTCCACGACGCCGAAAATACAAGAATCCGATGAGATATATGTGTCAATCTTACAAAGATGGGAACGACTCGGGTTCAATATGAAGATATTCCTTCGCACCACACGTGCACTTTTCACGGGTTATTACATGGCATTGGACGACAGCGGGCCTACCGGAGTGATGATGCCGGAGGTCGATCGCTGCTTTGCTCGAGCAGGAATTTCCTGCAGTCCCAAGATGATTGAGTACTTCAAAGCTGGGAACCGTGTTGGATGTCAATCGGTTTCACGTGCTGCTGCGTTGTCGCGCGCGTACGAGTTTGCTGGCTGGGCGCCTACCATATCCTCCAAGTACCTTCGGTACTACGAGAGCCTTGGCGGCAGCACTCACATCGACCGCGATCTGATGATGCGCACCACTGGAGCCACAACAGACTTTTCCGAACCAGACATTCTCAGCGAGATCAACGTCAAGAACGGTGCGGCGTTGAGCTTCGACACATCCGAGCTTGATCGCCTTGAGGCGACTGGCTTCGCTTGTACTCAGGAGGAGCTCATCACGTTCAGCACTAAGATTTGGGACTATGACTTGCTCAAGGATTGGGAGGGCTTTCGGCAGAGCCTTCCTAGCTCTTGGCGCTCCGCGTAAGCGGAGCATGCTCGTGGAGTTCGGGCCATTTTGGCCGCGCTGTGTCGTTAATTAGCTTTACGCTTTAATTAAAGTCCCAGGCCTCAGGGAGGAAATGCCCTGGGGGAGATGGCGTAGGACTATTGCACGCACGGGGATGTTCCGCCCCTCGCTCCTAGTCCGGGGTTCTGAAGGGAGAAACCCTAACAAGCCAGGCTTATTCTTGACCCCTCGCCTGATGAGCACAGGCAGGGCGCAGCCTGCCGGTTCCGTGTGGAGCGGACCTGAGGTGAAGGCCGTGTCGAGCGCGGGTTTACCACCGCGTGGGGTTGGCCACCCCTCAATCGGCATAGAAGGGGCCCCTCTCCCGCGCATCCCTAAGGGATGTGACTCCAGCACCCAAGCTATAATGGCGTGGTGTGTTGGGAGGGCCTCGAAAGAGTGGTTATGATGTGACCCAGCACGGCTTGACCAATCTGGGCACACCTAGTAGCAGAAGCACGTTTTCCAAGCCCGCCGACCTCTCACGTGGACTATCAAACATTCACGGTAGTAGTTGACCCATTTCCAGTCATGTCGGTTGAGGTGGTTTCTTGAGCGCCACCTTTGGAAACACCAGGAGTTAGTCACCTGACTCGGCGCCGAACGGTTCGTCCGATAGTTTTGGCCGAGTATGTGTGGAAGCGTGCTTTGGGTGTGGGTAGACCTTCGATTATTGCGTCGTTGGTCTTTTGCTCTGTATTTTAGCTTCCTTTGTTTTTTTCGTGGATCCCATAAGCGGCCCACGACGATCTGGGTGAGGATTTGATCCGCACTTACGCATCGTTGCAGTGTGTTTACGAGCTGTCGCAGCTCAAAGATTGTAGGAATGCCAAAATCCCAGCGTGCACGAGGCGTTTTGAAACGCGCCTTGAAGCGCAAGCAAGGAGGTCGTAATCTTTATGGCATCAAGCAAGGTGCTGCCGGGATCACCCGCGCGCCTTTCCCAAAGGGTAAGTCCAAGAAGCGCAGTTCCGGCACGATCGTGTCGAACGCGCTGAATGCCATGAACCCCTGCCACCTCCCGCTGCCACGCGCAGTGGGCGGTTACACGATCATTCGCACCACCGATATCGTCAACACGCCACAAGAGGCGATCCTCTTTGGCACGTTTAAAGGCCCAGCCCAACAGTTTACAGAAACGACGTGGCTGAGTACGATTGGTGTGCGCAATATCAACGCAGGGGCGGATACGAAAATCAACGACGCCACAGATGGTGGCAACGCTTACTTCATACCGAGCGTTGCCCTTGCCGAGTCTTCTTTGAACGGCGCCCGTATGGTTCCTGCAGCCATGACAGTCCAAATCATGGGCTCAGCATCGCTGCAGAATGCCGCAGGCATTGTGTACATTGGGCGTTCGAAGACCGTGCTTGATCTGATGGGTGACGATCGTACATGGGACGAGGTGATGAAAGAGTTGGTGGCTTACAGTGCACCGCGTTTGTGTTCAGCTGGAAAGCTGTCGCTGCGTGGAGTCCAAGTCAACGCCATCCCGAACAATCTCTCTGTCCTGTCCGATTTTGTTCCTCGTCGTAACCCAACAAACGCGCGCCAGACGTGGAGTGAGTCCACATACGCGTGTGATTTTGAAGGGTTTGGGCCTATCTTTGTTTACAATCCCGACAAGGTTGAGTTGCGTTGCCTAGTCACCGTTGAGTGGCGCATGCGTTTTGATCCTCTCAATCCGGCATATGCCGGTCACGTCATGCACAAGCCGGCCTCAGAGTCGACTTGGAGCCAGGTCATATCAAGCGCAGAAGCCATGGGGCATGGTGTCAAGGACATCGCAGACGTTGCTGCCGATGTTGGGATGGTTGGTGTCGCGGCGGCCCCTTTCCTGTTGTGAGGGGTGTTTCCGGGTCTGGACAGCGTGTGAACGTGCTGCGAGGGTGTACAGTCTGGATCTCCAGGAGTCCTCTGCAACCGCACGATACGACACGGCAGTGATCAGTGCGCTGACTGGTCCGTTAAAATTAAAAATC